GCCCCATTCTGGGGCTTCTCTGGTCATTCTTTTGACCATGGTATAGCTTCCTACACAAGCTCCCTATAAAGGTTGGATTTTTATCCATTTCCCAGGGGCGCGAGTGAACTGAAGTGAAAACTTCCATAGAGCCAACCGGCTCGTCTTCTGAAAGAGGTCTCAGATGGGCAACAAAAGTTACCCGAAAGTGTTTCACTGGCAGTTGGTGTACCAAAAAACCGGTTACCCGGATGAGGTTCTTCGTGGAGACACGGCAGGATCTTATACCCGGATTGGGGCAAATGACCCATACTGGAAATACCGTATATCACAAGGCCAGAACGCGTCGGGCAACTTAGTTGTTGACATCGATGAGCCCTATTCGGTGAATAGTATGACGGCAACAATGTCGTACAAAACACCGCCGCTTGATTCCAAGTTGCAGGTCTATTCAACGTTGGGGACAAGAGGTCCTCCCGTTGGATTGGCCTACCCAAACAACTTGTTCGAGTGGGAAGAAGATGTACGTGTTAAAGCATCACAAGGGTTTCTGAAACGGCTCCGGGAACAGGACCACAAATTTCAAGGTGGCGTGTTCTTTGGGGAAATCGTTCCGACTCTTAAGATGCTTAGGCGTCCCTTTTCGTCGCTACGCGACGGCCTAAAGAACTACTTCCGCAAGGTTCGTATTCGCGGGAGTGGCCATTCTGGCAAGTCGTTACGCAAGATAATTGGGGATACCTGGCTTGAGTTTGCATTTGGATGGACGCCTTTGTTGGGCGACATCAAAGATGCATCTTCCGCTCTCATTTCCATCTATGCGAATCTCAGAAGATCGAGGATAAATCAAATAGCTGGCGATGAGTTGAGTTTGCCGATACAGGCTAACCAGAAATATCTGGAAAACCTTATGTGGTTTGACTTTAAAATCAACCACGAAGTGGCCTACTCGGTAAAATATTACGGTGGACTCACGCCTCTTCCGAACGCGCATTTGGGGTTGCACTCTCTTCAACGGTTGGTTGACATGAGCAGTTTTAATTTGGCTGCTTTTGTTCCTACCGTCTGGGAGCTGATCCCTTATTCGTTCCTTATCGACTACTTTTCTAATGTCGGTACGGTTCTTGATGCGTACTACACTGATACGTCTTCTCTCTCTTGGATTTCTATGGTTGAAAAGAGGGTGTCTGGCCAAACGGTCAGCTTCCTCTACGATCAGAAGAAAACCTACGAGTATATTGTAGGCCCCCCAGTAATGGGGGTCACGAGAGCTCAGTGTTGGACATCAGGTGTCGGAACCACGTACGGGAATAGACATACGCAGATTATCAGGTGGGCGCACGGAACGTTGACCTACTCAGGTCTTCGTTTTACCTTGCCAACGGACCTTAAAAAGTTCGCTAACATGGGTGCTCTCCTACTTGGAATCCGCAAAATGTCTTAGTGCGGCAGGGTTGAAAAAGAATCCTGTCGTTCGACATGGTAGACATTTCGTCTGCTGTGTGTGCAGTCTACCTCTTTTCCGTCTAGGCATGGGGTCGTATGCTCTGAAGGTAAAACTTCAGGCTTCCGCTCCTGTGCCGGTGACGGTTGAGTGGTATTTTCGAAAGGGTACACATGTACTCGCTTACTTCTCCCGTAACCGGGGGAGCCCAGACGGGCTTTACAGCGCCAACCTACACGATGGTGGTGGACACTGCACCCGACGTGAATGGAAAGCAGCATGCTGTAACTGCCCTGGGTGGAACGCAAGCCGGAGTATCGATTCATTCGGTATCGTCGCCTTTTACGGCGACATTCATCAGACCGAAGGCATTTAAAGGCCTAGATCAGGTGAATCCGGTGACCGGCAAGTTGCCGTTCGTTCCGAAAAACAGCTGGCAGTTGATCATCCGAAAGGGTGCCATACCGCTAGTTAACCAGAATCCGAGTACGCTCGTCGCGCGCTGCGAAATTGCAGTGCCCGCCGGTGCGGACTTGGCTTCTCCGGCCGAACTTCGAGCAGCAATATCGCTCCTCGTGGGAATCGTGTCCCAGCAAAGTGCTGGGATAGGGGACTCACTTGTGTCCGGTCTGTAGAATGGGAAGCACATTGCTTAAATTGCGACCCATTCAACGTCGTGGCCTTCGATATCGTTGGCATATTCAGCCAATGCGGAGGCGCGGAGACTTAGATGTCAAGATACTGACCAGGGACTACCACTTTAGTTTTCGCCTAATTCGGGCGAGATTTGGGTGGGCAGCCGCAATCACGGTAATTGCCGTGGCTGTTGTTGACCTGATCAGAGTTTATTTTGGATCTAAGTAGCTGGTTAGGTTTTTAACCCAGGAGGTTTACATGCAAGATTTTGCTGCAATCTCTAATGTCCTGCAGGAGGAACTCGGTTTTCCTGAGGGTAACCTTTTTGAAGGTATCCCTCTCGAGACTGCAAACCGCTTGTGGTTGTCGAAATCATTCGGTAAGAAATTTCTCCCGAGTGGTCCATTTGAGAAAATGGCGAATGAAGCGTGTCTAACGTTGTTTAAGGAAAACAACGCCAAGTGCGCAACATTCGTTCTTCAACCGCTTTGTTTAGCGGAAGAGGAGGTCGTTGAGCGAGTGAAATTGCTCTTCGAACGCCTCGCATTTTGCGGGCCGGAACTGTTTATTGATCGAGAGTCAATTTGCTCTCGATTCATGACAGGACCGGGTGCGAGCCAGCTGGCCATCAGTGGAGACTTTTATTCGAAAGTCTTTGCCGGAAAGCTGTCTTACACTTCCGAGCTTCTCCATCGTGTTTATCACGATTGCCTGAAGGCTTATCCCTTGTGGCGTGCCGGTGAAATATTCCGGTCGTCAACATATGGGGAGCAGCAGGTAGTAGGTAACCGTCTTTCTTTTGCTCCGAAGACGTTCGTAATTTCGAGAAGTATCTGTACCGAACCCAATCTGAACATGTTGTTCCAGAAAGGGCTAGGTTCCTGTGTAGAGGACGGGCTGCGGAGGGTCTTTAAAATCGACCTTTCCAAACAGCCTACTCTGAATCGCAGGATGGCGCGTATAGGCTCGTTTGATGGCTCTTTTGGAACCATCGATCTGAGCAGTGCGTCAGACAGTATGTCGCTGGAGACCTTGCGTAAACTCATCCCACCTGTTGTTTTTAAGTGGTTTGAGCTCACGAGATCAGGCTTCGTCACCTATCCAGGTGGCGTTGTTGAACAGCTCCATATGATATCATCTATGGGGAATGGTTTTACGTTTCCCCTACAGACGTATCTTTTCTCGAGTATCGTAGTTGCCGCCTATCAGACCTTGGGTGTGAAACCCAGGTTTGGGAAAGAGGCACCGTTGAACTTTGGCGTGTTTGGTGACGACATAGTCGTTCGCAAGGATTGCTATGACTTTGTCATCAGATGCCTGGAGCTCTTCGGTTTCTCTGTGAACGGTGATAAATCGTTCAATTCAGGTGGCTTCCGCGAGAGTTGTGGCGGTGATTTCTTGAGATCTCACGAAATTCGTGGGGTCTATTTGAAGTCACTTAACCATGACGCCGACGTCTACTCTGCTATTAACCGCCTAATCAGGTGGTCGTCGCGGACTGGCATAATGGTGCCTCTCACTGTTGCAGCCCTACGTGGTGTCCTAAGGGGTCAAACCCTGTGGATCCCATGGAAGGACGGTGATGCTGAAGGTATCAAAGTGCCGACACCCCCGACTTCCTTAAAGGTTGCCAAGTCCACGCAGGGGCTCATTTACTTCGCCCTTGTCAAACGGAAGCAATCTTTTAGGTTACCTGAAGACGCGTCAGACACCAAGGCCATTTACCCGCTTAAAAATGGGAAGAGGACGAAAGTCTTCTTTAATCCCGACGGGTTAATGGTTAGTGTCGTAGCGAGTTTCATCAGGAGCGGACGCATTATGGTCAGAAGTGACCATGATACGTTTAAAATCCAACGTCGAATTACCAGTTCCTGGCAGGGCATGTCTTTTGCCCCAGATGCGTCTCAACTTCTTGTTCGCCTGGCTAGCCTTGATCAAGGCAATACAGGCGTTGAAGGTGATTCATCTGATCTGACGATGGTGGGCTATCTTTTTAGCCCAGGAAGCGACTGGGAAGTCGTTTCCGGTTTCTACTTCAACTGAAGTAGGACAAGGGGACTTTCACCCCCTCACCTCAATCC